TTCGCGTGGAAGCTCTCGACGGCCTGCTGCTTGAGGCCGCGGCCGTCGTGGATCACGAGGAGCGCGACGCGCGGCGGGGTCACGCTTGGAAGTCCCACGGGATCAGCGAGCATAGGCCGAGGAGTACCGCGACGCCGTACCAGCCGACTTCGGCCGAGAGCCCGGCGAGGAACGCGAGCAGCAGGCGGCTCTTGTCGTTGCGGGTCACGCTTCGCCGCCTCGAAGAAGCCGCAACGCAGCCCGGATAGTGTCCTGATTCCCGTACGGGTTCGCAGCTATGGACTGCTCCGCGAGGGGCGCGAGCAATTCGATGGCCTTGGCTTGGCGTGTGTCGTGTTCGCGGGCGGCAACCAGAACCGCCTCCGCGAGTTTGCGAGTAGCGCAGGGCCAGTCGTCCTCGCAGGCGTCGCAGAACGGTGGCCCCGTGCGGTGCTCGCAGTGAAGGTCGAGGATGGCTTGGGCGTGCTTCTCGACGCCAGTCACGACGCAGCCTCGTCATCCAGAGCGTGCGTGGCCCCGCCTTGGAGCGCGCGGCTTTGGCTGGCCTTGCCGGTGAGTAGGCCGGTGGGGCCGATGTGAGACTCGGGCTTGTCTCCCGACTCGTAACCAAGCGCCGCGAGCACGATGGAGACGTACTCCTCGATGATCTGGCGCTCGTAGGGCTGAAGGTGGGCGTCCTCATGCGATGTGAAGATCGCCTGCCGCACGGCTTCTACGGGGTCAGCGGGCGCAGCGTCCCACGCGGCGATGATCGGCCCGACGACAGCGGGAGGCTTGAGCACGTAGATCCGCGCCAAGGCGTCCCGCTGCGCGCGGGTCATTGGGACGAGTTTGGTGTCGGGCGTCATACGCTCGTTATACACCATGCGTCCTAGCCACGCAACCGCGTCGGCAACTGCCCCATCGGCACCGACACGCTCGACTCGTTGTAGCTCGCCAAGTCCGAGACGGCTTGGGTGAACGCGTCGACCTGGTCGTCGTTCGCGCCCATCGGGAACGCCGCGGCCTCGTCCACGAACGCGGTGATCCACGGCGCGAGCTCGGGACTCGGCAGGTACACGTTGTGACTCGACACGTACGGCGAGACGCGGTGCGCGCGGGCGAGCTTGCCGTCCGGCGTCGGGACGCCGACGAGGCCGGGCACTTCGTGCCGCAGGTCGGCGATGATCGCGCTGCCGTTTGTCTTGTCCTCGATCAACACCCGCCGGACACGGCCCCACTCGGGCGCGCGATAGTTCGCCTGTACGAGCGCCTTCGTCGCCGGGTAGTCCAAGCGTTCGCGCTTCTGGTCGAGCAGGTAGAAGTCCGCGCCGCGCCGGCCCCACGCCTGCGCCACGACGTAGTCCGAGTCCGCGTTACCCTTGAACGCCATATCCCACGACCACACCAACCGCTCGAACGTCTCCAGGGGCTGCGGGGCGTGATAGGTCTGCCAGTCGCCACGCTGAAAGATGCGACCCGTCGGCGGGCTCGGGCGCTGCTGGTAGAGCGCGTTGAACCAGTACGCCCCGACGCGGCGCTGGATCCGCTCGAGCCGTTCGATCGGGTACCGCTGCGGCCACAACGCCGCACCCACGGGTCTGCCGAGTGGGTCGTCGTCCTCCGCGATCGCCGGGATGCTGAGGCGCGTCCACTCCTTGCCCATCTCGGCGTGGACGCGGCCGACGAGGTCGTCCTCGTGCCAGCGCGCCATCGCGAGGACGCACACCCCGCCCGGCTCCAGCCGCGTGAGCGCCGTACTCTCGAGCCATTCCCAGGCGGCGGTGCGGTACACCTCGCTCTCGGCTTCGGCGCGGTTCTTCACGGGGTCGTCGATGATGAGGAGGTCGAAGCCCTTGCCGGTGATGGGCCCGCCGACACCCATCGACCGCATCGACCCGCCGTGCTTCTCGATCTGCCACCAATCCCGCGAGCGGACGTTCGGGTCGACGCGCACGCCGTACGAGGCGCCGAACTCCTCGAGCGTGTCGCGCGCGCGCTGGCCCCAGCTCGCCGCGAACCGGTGCTCGTACGACGCCAGGCCCACGTTGAGGGTGGGGTGCATGGCGAGGAACCACGCCGGCAGGTAGTGATCCAGGTACCACGACTTCCCGTGCCGCACCGGCGCCTCGACCGTCAACAGCGAGTCGCCTGTCTGCAAGGCGCGGATGACGTGCTGCTCGATCGCCTCGATATGCGGCATCACGCTCAACCGCTCCCGGCTCGCCGCGTACATCAACGTCGACGGCAAGCCGAGGTACTCGGGCGGCAGAACGCTAGGCATCCGAGAACAACGAGAGCTGCGACAACCGGCCAGCGATGATCGGCAGGTACTCCGCCTCACGCTCGATCAGGACGCAACGCACCTGCTCCGCCCTCGCCGCCACACCCGTCGTACCCGACCCCGCGAACGGATCGAGGATCAACGCGCCCGGCGGCGCCAGCAGGCGGATGAGCCAGCGCATGAGGTCGACAGGCTTCACGGTTGGATGAGAATTTCTGACGGGCCGCGGCGTCCAGTTCTCGCGCGGCGTGGCGCGGTCGAGCTTCGGCGTCTGGATCGAGCCGTACCCGTCGCTGCTCATGCCGCTGGCGGGTAGGTCGTGGAGTCCGTCGTTGCGTTCGCTGCTGCTCGCCTTCGCCGTATAGAAGAAGCGGCTCGCGCCACCCGTGCTCGCGTCCTGCGTGTACGTCATCGACTGACCCACCGGGAACATCGGGCTCGACGTGCGCTCGTAGGGATGCACCGCTCCGGTCGGCCGCTCGCCGGTTTGCTGGTCGAGGATGGCGGCGGCGCAATCCGCAGCGCACTCCCACGCCTCCACCGTCTCCAACCCGTCGGCGTCGACGTGATCCGATCCGGTCACGCCACGCATCGCGCCGTGCGTCTGCCCGTTACCGCCCAGGGTTGAGCGCCGGTGGTGATCTAGGATCTGGCCGCTGCCCTTGACGCGTTTGGTGCCGACGCGTTTGCAGTCCGGGGAGTGGCCGAGGATCACGTTCGCCGGCCAACGACCCGCAGTGTTCACGGACTGCTGGCCGCGGCCTGCGCCGTATACGTCGCTCGTCACGAGGTCGTCGCGGCCAGGGTTCTTCGCGAGGCTCTCGGCGAGGTCAGCGTCGCTCGCGTGCCCGATGCGGGTGGCGTCGATGTTGAGCGCGCCCGTGCCGAACGCCAGCACGTTCGCGGCCACGGTGCCGCGCAGGGGCTTGCGGGCGAGGGTGATCGGCTCATGCGCGGGCTTGAGCGCCGTACCCCAGCCCTGCCAGAGTTCAGCGTCGGGCGTCGCGGGCGCGGTACTCGGCGGCGCGGCGGCGTAGTTGTATCCGCCCGGCTCGCCGCCGTTGGAAGCGCCCTGCGTCGATGCTCGCGACCCGTTGCCGCGAGCGCCCTGCATCGACCGGCCATCCGGCCGGATAGCGTCGCCGACGATTTCGCGTTCGGCTCCGGCGGCTTTGTCGATGGCCTTGCTCACGTCCAGCGACTTAGGGAAGCCGCTGCCGTAGAGCCAGGCGAGCGTGTCGCGGATCTCGAACCCCGCGTCCTCGATCCCAGCCGCGAGCCGGTGACTCGTGCGGGTGCCGCCGAACGCCGCAAGATGCCCACCGGGTTTCAGGACGCGGTACGCCTCGCGGGCCCACGCCTCGCACCACGCCTGGAACGCAGTTCCAGCGACGTAAGCCTCTGGCGTTTGGACGGTTGACTTCGTGGCGCCGTTCGTGCGGCCATCGACGCGCGTCCGGATCCGCGAGTTACTTGGCTTGAACGAGTCCCAGTCTTTGCCCATGAACTCGAGGCCGTAGGGTGGGTCGCAGATCACGGCGTCGATGCTCTCGGCGGGCAGGAGTTTCATCTGCTCGATGCAGTCGCCGTGGAGGACGCGCACGTCCCCGTCGTCGAGCCACGCGTTCATGCGAGCAGGCTCAACTGTTCGAGCCGCTTCGCGGCGATCTGCAAATACTCGAGGTTGAGCTCGACTCCAACCGCGTGCCGGCCGAGCCTGCGCGCGACCAGCGCCGTGGTGGCGCTGCCCATGAAGCAGTCGAGAACGACGCACGGCATTACGGGCGCGTCGTGGTCGCAGGACGCCTCCCACCCCGTCGTGACCGACTTGCCGGTGAGCTTGCCGTTCGACGATCCGAGCGTCGACGCTGCGGTTCCGCCAGTCTTTGCGCCCCCACTGGCCGCGACGACGCGCTCGCCGTACTTGCTGCCGTCGTAGCC